AGCTGACAGAAGAGCAGCGGGAACAGATGGTGGAACAGTTCGGGTCGTTCGCTGACACGCTCATTAAACTTAAAGGTAGGAGGGGTGGGGTATGATACCCCCTATACACCCCCACGCAGGGAGTCTCCTAAGCCCGGACGTAAACAACAGTTGGTGGTCGGCCCGTTGGTCTAATCTGGGTATTGTGCGAACAATTTGACATACTCCAACGAATCCCGGGCATGGCGAAAAAAGCAATAGCACGAAAGGTTGAAAAGCCAAAAAGTCCCTCCCTCCCGGACGGGACCCCCGATCTGGACAGGGTGAAGCTTAAAGGTGACGAGGGGCGGCGGGTCCTTTGTTCGATATACCGGGTAACGGAGGCGACCGTCAGCAGGTGGAAGCGGGACGGGGTAGACATGCACGATCCGCAAGCGGTAAAGAAGCACATTTCCTCGCTTCTGGTCAAACCCCCGGCTTACCGGGCAAGCGCACTCGACCCCCAATCTTACGATCAGGCCCGGACCCGCAAAATGGCTCTTCAATGTGTCCAGTTGGAACGTCAAATCGACCGGGAAGATGGAGACTGGACCCATAACGACGTGATCCGGGAAGACACTCTAGCAGCGTCAGGAGTCCTTAAGGCTGGAATGCTCAAATTGGAAGCAGAACTTCCCCCGGTGCTGGCTGGATTAAACGAAGCCGATATGCAGAAGGAAATGAGACCACGCCTGGACTCGCTCCTGCGCGAATTCGTCGAAAGACTGGGCAAGATTACAAAGGAGGAGTCTGGTGGGTGACACTTTATTAAAGACTCTGGCTCAAGGTCTCGTGCCTCCCTCCCGGCTGGGGATTATAAAATGGGCTGAAAAGCACGTGCGGTTCCCCCACTCGGACCGAAACGAACGCTTCACTGCAGAAACTGCTCCTTGGATGGTGGAACCCCTAACAGAGCTGGCAGACAACACGAACGAAGAAATCGTGTGTCGAGCGGCAGTGGGTTCTTCAAAGACGACTGCTTTTGAAGTGGTGTTGCCCTACATCATCAGCGAAGACCCCGGGCCAACGATGGTAATCACCCAGACCGACGACGATACCAAGGAATGGGCTGAAACTCGGTTGAGGGGTGTGCTCCGGGGGACCAAACCCTGTGCGGATCTTATCCCCTACGACAAGCGCAAAATGAGGAAGAACATGTATCTGTTGCCCCATATGTTCGTTGCGCTAGGTGGAGCGAATATTAGCACTTTGCAGTCAAAATCGATCCGGTGGTGTCTAGGTGACGAAGTGTGGCAGTGGAGACCCGGGATGCTGGACGAGTTCCGGGGAAGACGACACGACAGGTGGAATGCACGCTTGTTTCTTGTGTCTCAAGGGGGAGCATCTGGAGACGATTTTTCAAACGCTTATGACCAGACCGACCAACGAATCTATCATTGGCATTGTGAGAGTTGCAACCACCAACAGCCCTACAAATGGACTCAGATTAAATGGGACGACGTATGGGTGAACGACGAGGAAGGGGGAGAATACGACTGGGACAAGCTAGCTGCCACTGTTAGACTGGAATGTGACAAGTGTGGACACGCTCACGCAGACAGTATCGAAGTGCGACGGAGGCTTTCTGCTTCAGGTTGTTTTGTAGCATCAAACCCAAACGCGAAACGGGGTCACGTTGGCTTTTGGTGGAACTCCCTTTGCGTTTACTGGATTCCGTGGTATAAGCTGGTCTGGCAGTGGCTCCGTGCCATCCGTCTGCGAAGGGAAGGCGACGAAGAACCATTTTGGATCTTTAAACAGAAACGACTAGCTGAAGACCGGGAAGAAAACCCGGAAGTCGACCGGGCTGCGCTAAGTGGGGCAGGATATTCTTTAATCGACATCGAGGACCCTGCACAGAAGTTCCCCGGGGAGGTGTATCGTTTCTGTACAAACGACAAGCAGCGAGACCACTTCTGGACCTGTATTCGTGCTTGGATGGCAGATGGTAGCAGCAAGTTGTTACACTATGGGCGAACGCTCACCTTTGAAAGTATCCGGGAATTGCAACTAAGCTACGGGGTCAAGGACAGGCTAACCACCATGGATGCTCAGTATGACACCCCCATTGTCTATCAAAAATGTGCAGAATACGATTGGACTGCTCTGCACGGTGGTAAAGAAAAGGGGTTTGCTAAGTGGATAGGTAAAAGCAAGAACCGAAAGAAAATCACCCGGTTTACATCAGATCTGCAAAGAGCTAACCTCGGAGGGGGCAAGTATGCACGCTATATGTTTATGGCATCTGACAGGTTAAAGGATATTTTGCTTCTTCTCAGGACAGGAGGAGGAGTGGAGTGGTCACACCCCGATGATGTGTCCGAATCTTGGATGAAGCAAATCGACAGCGAAGCCAAAAAAGAGGTAATAAACCGGACTACTAAACGAACTGAGATTCGATGGGTCCAAGTCAAGAGACACAACCATGCTTGGGATTGCGAATATCACCAAGTTGCGATGGCCTACACGATGGGTATCCTAGGCGACTTTGCAGGTCCGGAAGATGCGGACCCGGATGAGTCGCGTTGACCTCTCATACAACGTAAATGGGGATTGCAGACGCATTATACGCCTACGGTAGAGAAAGCGATGAGAATTTGGTAAAGCTCAGAGGGTGGAGGGACGATGCTTTGACAGAGATTGCTGCAGGACGGGGGACGACTCTTATCTCGGGTGCAGGGAACGGGTTGAATTTTGCGGTCAGTTCTGACATGACCGTGGGGGAGTGGTTTACTGCGTTACAGGCAGCTATTCTCCGGATAAGCAAGAAACATAGTTCCGTGCGCCACGTGCGCTTCTAACATGCCGATACTCAACGAATACGGACAGCCTGTCCAGTCCCACCAGAAATTCGCCCGGTCAGCATCCCGGGGTTTTGATCGTCCATGGGAACCCGTCCAGTTAGACGATATCGACCAGTTGATTCCGAAAACGGATTGGCGAGTTATACTGTCTGCTTCCCGTAAGTTGTTCACGAATATGGGTCTCCCCCGGGGCGCAATTTTACAGCTGGCTGGATATTCGACTGCGTCTGCCTGGATTCCTGTCTTCCAAGGTCAAGACCGTGAATGGGGAAAGGCAGCACGTGATCTCTTGGTGGACGAGTGGTTTGGTAACTGCGACATTCGGGGTCAGATGTTTGATTTTCGGACTTTGCTTTATCTTGACAGCGTGAGCGTCGACCGAGATGGTGACTTCGGAATTCTTTTGACAAATGAGCGCTATCCTACCATGCAGCGCATAGGTGCTCATCGAATCGGTGACAGGGAGCATAAAAACGTCGTTACTTCTGGTCGCTACACTGGGCGCAAGATCAAAAACGGTGTGATAGTAAACGACTTTGGACGACCCATAGCATACAGGATCATCGATGAAGACGACTCGGCCAAGCATCGTGACGTAGAAGAACGCGATTTCATCCACGTGTTTAATCCAACATGGCACGAACAATGCCGGGGACTCCCGGTCTTCGTTCATGCTTTAAACGATTTGCGGGATTGTCTACAGTCTCAGCAGTGGGAACAGATTGCACAGTTGGTGGTCTCCTCACTTGCTCTGATCGAGTATAATGAGTATGGACATGCAGATGATGACGACGCACGCACGGAGTTGGCGGGAGCAACTCAAACCACAGCAGAGGACGACCTGCTTTCGACCAGTATGGTCGGAGGTCTCATACGTTACTTCAAGTCCAACGGTGGTGGGAAGTTGGAACAAATCAGGCAGGACAGACCGGGCGACATGTGGGAATCCTTCCAAGATCGGCTTGCCCGGGCGACCCTTGCTGGGATGCCTTGGCCTTATTCGTTCACATGGAAAGGGGAAGATTTAAATGGGGTCAGCGTCAGAGCAGAAAACCTTAAGGCGCAGAAGACAATTGAAGATCGTGTGTCTTTGCTACGTGGTCCTGCTAGGCGTGCGGTGGGTTGGGCGATTTCGAAGTTCATCAAGCTAGGACGATTGGAGCCAAACGATGAGTGGTGGAAATGGACCTTCACACAACCACCTAAGCTGACCATCGATCAGAACCGGGACGACAAGACGCTAGCCACAACCTACGAACTGGGAGCGGTGAACATGACCCAGATTGTCGGGGAGAGAAGCGGTCGCCAGTTGGAAGACCACTTGTTAGAACGAGCAGATGAGTGCATCCTGCGCCATCGCATCGCTGAGGAGAAATCACAAGAGAGCGGATACGAGATAAGTAAGGACGATCTAGGGACAATCCCGGGCAGCAGCCAAAACAGTGTTGACCCGATGCCCAGTAATGAACCTCCTCAACCAGAATATGATGATGAGGAACCCGAAAACGACGAAGAATGAGACTGCAGCGCATTATTGAACAATTGAACTACAGACCATGGTTCATCTCTGCAGAGGGGTATGCTTCAGTTCGAACTGTCATCGAGAAGGCGCTGGACCATCGACCTGATGCAGAAAACTTTAACCAGATTGTTGCGGATCTCGTGAATACACGACCTGAGATGACAATCAACGATGATGGGGTTGCAACCATCCACGTTCAGGGAGTCCTTGGACAACACCTTACGAATGTAGAAAAGACCTGTGGAAATACAGGGTATGAGCAAGTAATCGAGGAGGCACAAGTCGCAAACGAAAAAGCGGAGGGTGCTGTGTTCGTGATCGATTCCCCCGGGGGTATGGCAGTGGGGGCGCAAGAAGCTGCCAGCGCCATTTCCAACATGACTATCCCCACTGCTGCCTTTACAGACTCTTTATCTGCTAGTGCTGGTTATTACCTTGCTTCTGGTGCTGATTATCTGGTTGCTTCACCTTCTGCCGTGGTAGGTTCTATTGGGACAATTCTTCCTTGGGTGGACTCGTCACAACAGTGGGAGCTACAAGGCCTGGAATTTGACCCGATCATCAACGATGGTGCAGATTTGAAAGACAGCATGCATGGTCCAAGCTTAAGCACGGACCAACGAGCCTTCTTGCAAGACCACGTAAACGATCTGGCAGCACAATTCCAAGATCACGTTGCCTCTCACCGGGAAGTAGACGAAGAAGTGTGGAGAGCTGGCTTTTACATTGGAGA